GGAATACCACATGCATCTAAAAAAGCATCACCTAAATCGAAAAAACGGTCTGGTTTATATTCTGCCTCTTTTGAAAATTTCTTTTTGATTGCTGAAAAATCAGTCTTTTTTATACCTGCCATAATATTGTTTTAAAAATTGGGGCTTCTGACGTTATCTCCACCCCTGTGTAAAATTAGAATGGTAAATCACCATCTACATCATCATCTTCCTGAGGATCAACAACAGGTGTTGATTTAGATGCTCCTCCACCTATGGTTTCTTCAGTAGTTAAGTTTGATACCCACTTTTTAGAATCGCTATCCCAACGTGGAACTTCACCTCTTGCAACCATTTCTAAATAATCTTCACCCTTTTTAGAATAAACATCAGACCATGTTAATTCATCGTCTAACCATGTTTTTGCAACATTCGAGTCTTCGTGTAATGGACCCGCATCTTCAGGAATTACTGAATTGATAACTGTATATTCTTTACCTGTTCCCGCTTTAGTTAAGGTTAAAGATAAAATCAAATCACGACCTTTTTCTGTATCGGTAATATCACCTTTGTTACGGAAAATAGGGAAGATTTTATCAATTACACCATCACCTTTAGCGTTGTGTTTAAATCTCCAAAACTTAGGACCATCTTGTTCGTGGTCTCTGTCAATTACTTTAACAATGTAAAATTTACGAGAACGATATGTACGTGCAGTTTCTCTATCTGATTCCACACCTGTACCCATTAATGCTTCATAAACCTCATTTAATGGTGAGCGTTTTCCCTCTTGTGATGGGTCGTATAATTTTGTCCATTTACCATCCACTTGAACTTCGTGGAATTTCACCTCAACAAACGGAGATGAACCATCTTTTGTAGGAAGAATACGAATACGTCTTTCTTCACCTTTTGAACCTTTAGGAAGTACTGTTGTAAAATACTTCTTCATTCTATCCTCTTGGGATACTTTGTTTGAGTTGCCACTTGTGGCGTTTTTGTTTTTCTCGTACTGTGCAAGTACTGCGTCAAATGTAGACATAAAATTAAAATTTAAATTAAAAAATCATTTATAGGAATAATATACATAAAAAAACCCAGATATGGAAATCTGGGTTAAAGTATTTTTTAAAAATTTTGTTCCTTATTCTAAAGTTAAAAGATATGACAATTTATTAAGTTCTCCTAACATTTCGTCACGAATATTCAATAAATCAGTATCGGTACCATCTATATCCATATCTACGAATGCTTTTCTAACGGTAACAATTAAACCTTTCATATCTAACTCAGATAAGTTATTTAATTGAATTGTTTTATTTTCGTCTTCTAGTACAAATCTACCATATTTTCCCATTGCAGATTCAACAAAAGTATCTATTAAATCACCTATCGTATCGTAAAATTTACCAAACGCCTTGTGTCTTGCGTATCCTTTGGTTTGCCAATGGTTTATTTTCATTTGTACTTGTAAAGCTAATAAAAAATTTACATTAGAACTTAAATTCATCTTCTTGTGCTGTTGGGTTAAATGATGTCTTTAATTCGTCATTTGAATAATTATCGACATCGTCTTTTGTTAATACGTATTCGTTTTTACCAGTTGCTTGCATTTCACCTTGTTTTTGTGCAAAGAACTCTTGTGGTTTTTGATTAAATGGATATGAATCTAATGAACGCATCTCCAATTTTTCTTGTGGAGTTTCAGGTCTCATCATTTCAACTTTTGTACCCAATTCATCAATTTTAGACATAACAGCATCCATTTGAGCTAATTTTTGCTCTAAATCGGTTAATTTAGTAAAAACATCATCCATTTTACCGATAACCATACTATTATCTTGTTTGTTATTGTCTAAATCATTTTTGATATTTTTAGTCATATTAACTAAATCTGTGATATCAATTTCTTCAGTAGATTCCATTTCAGGTGAAGGTGCATCTATAGGTGCATCCACAGGTGGAACATCAACAGGAGCGTCAGTAGGTGCCGCTTCAGGTGCTGGTGGAACATCCACAGGAGCATCGGTAGGTGCCGCTTCGGGTGCTGGTGGAACTTCTTGTTCCATAATCATTTTAGAACCATATTTGTTAATGGCATTAAAACGTTTTACTTCTTCTAATAATTTTTTCTCTAACATAATATTAATCTTGTAATAATTGTCTACCGTCTTGGGTAACGTATCTTTTATTTATTCTTTCGACGATTCCGTCTTTTTCTCTAATTGTGTAACATTCTCCAGTTACTAAATCACATTCTTCTCTTTCCATACCATCATTTGACACATTTTTAACCATTTTAGGATTTAAAAATTGGTCCATAGTATTGTTTAATTTCATATTATTCATAAAATTCCTTTTATAAGTATAAATATCCAAAAAATAACTATTATTTATAATCTACCCAAAAATATACCACATCCCCGTCTTTTACACCCAATCTTTTCATTAAAGCACCTGATAATGCAATACCCGCGTTTTCTCTATTTGGACCTATATCAATTGGACCATTCAATTTTATTGTTTGTGGTATAGCATTATAATCTTCTTTAGTTATAGAAAAATCATGTGTTATTTTGAATGGACCCTTTTTTTCTAAAGGATTATAGAACGTTGTTGATACACTATTTTTAAATAAATTATCAACATTTACTTTTGATAAATTAAAAGCTGTAGAATAGAAGTAATCTTTTTCATTTCTCTTTTTAGCATCAAGCCAATATAAAATAGTCATATTTGGTTTACCTGATGTGACTTCATTTTTCAACTTACTAACCAATTGCATACTTGTGGTATCTTCTATTGATAGTGTTGGTCCTCCCATTTTTATCACATTTGCTCTCAACCAAGTTCCTGTTTGATGCTCAACTAATTGGATATATCTACCTTCGCCATTTTCACCATATCCATTATACGGAACACCGAATTTAGTATATCCAGCTGTCTCTACTAATGTTTCATTAGGTATGATAATACTTCCTTTATCTAAAGTGAAACTACCTTCATCGGTTTTTATAACTTGACTTGTTTTTGTTATTTTATCCGCGCCATTAACTCTTGTAATAGCTCTTTGTGTTAATTTATCAAATAATACTTTATAACTCGATACGAAAGAATCTTTAGGATCAGGTAATGATGTATATGGTATTCTTCTTCCTTTGAATGATGTATTGATTACGTTATTTCTAATACTATGATTAACTTCCGTAATCAAATATGAACCTTTAAACATTGGTATGTTTTTTAAATAGAAAAACATAGTTGGTTGTATCATCACATTACCCATACATGTTACTTCACATTCATATGAAGCCTGTCTGTAATATTCATATAAACCAATATCAACATTATATGCCGATGAACCTGATTCTGTTTTACCAAGATTTTCTAAAACAACATATGATTCACTTGAGTTTTTTAAAGTTGTTTGATTCAACGTTACTCCTTTAAAAATATTTTGATTTTGGTCACCGAAACTAACTTCAAACGCAACAACACGATTTGATTTTGATAAATCTCCCGTTTTGAAAACTTTTGGTAAAGTATATAACATAGGGTTTTTACTTGTGTCGCCAATGTTGAAACTGTCATCAGAAAATTTGTAAGTTTTCTTATCCGGCATATCCGGTCTTTTCGAAAACGAAGAAACATATTGAATAATAATTTTAGGTGAAGAATCTTGATAATCAACATCTAAAAATGTTCCAAATAAATTTTCGGCAACTTTTTTAGATGGTGTTATTTTTGGTTTTGTTGAATTAAAATTAGTTCCGTAGAAATTAACATAAGAAGGTAACGCTCTCATTTCAAATCCAGTATTTGCAAGTGTTGTTGATAAAACACTATACAAACTCATTTTTACGTTCTTTTCATCTTCTAAATCTTTTAATCTTGTTAAGTTAAAGAAATATTGATCACCAATATCTTTATTAGCTCTATCCAAAAATAAAAATTCTTCTAAAAGATTTCTTTGTCCTATTGAATTACCTCCGCACCATTTATCGTTAAAAGATTTAAATGAATTATATAATTCTGTTTTTAATGTTTTTG